CTTCATTGACCAGCCCCCCGCGCTGTTTGAGCGCGTTGACCCGAAGACGAAGGAGGTGTGGTATGAGCCGAACACGGGTCAGGAGAAGGGGATACCCGCCGCTGAAAATATCGAAAACCATAACGAGGGTTGGCACTACTATTTGAAGCAGACGGCATCGGGCGACCGCGACCTGATAAACAGGCTCTTGCTGAACCGTTACGGCACATCGCTCTCGGGCAAGCCCGTGTATCCCGAGTGGGACGACAACGTGCATTTCTCGAAGGAGGATTTGGCGTTCATGCGCGGCTCGACGCTGTTCCTCGGGACGGACTTCGGGCGCACCCCCGCCGTGCTGATCGGTCAGGTGTCGCGGGAGGGGCAGGTGCGGTGTCTCGAAGAAGTGATGTCGGAGTCAATGGGGATAACTCAGTTCACGCAGGAACTCTTGATACCCGTGCTGTTGAACCGGTACGACTTCCAGCGCGTGAGCCTGTTCAACTTCGCCGACCCCGCAGGGAACGACCCGGGGCAGGTGGATGAGGTGACGTGCATTGACGTGATGAACCGTTTCGGCATCGAGACCGTCCCCGCGCCTGTGCCGGGCAACTCGTTCGTGCTTCGCCGTGAACTTGTGTCCACGCTGTTGCGTGAGCGGCGCGACGGCAAGCCTGCCTTAATCGTGGGCCCGAGGTGTCCTGTGTTGCGCAAGGGATTTAACGGGGGCTACAGGTACAGGGAAATCCGTATGGGCGGGGGGACGGAGCGTGTGACGAATGAGCCGGAGAAAAATCTGTATTCGCACATACACGACGGGCTGCAATATTTTGTGTACGGCGCGTTGAAGGGGGGGAGGTCTGGGGACGCGGGTGTAAACACCCTGTGCGGGACTTTCAACGCGGGAGGCGTGAGGTTCGGGGGGGTGAAAATCAGTTGTTAGTTTTTAGTTGTTAGTTTTTAGAGCAATGCATCGAAGCAAAGTTCTAAAAACTAAAAACTAACAACTTGAAAAAGCAATATAGCACTCGCTTGACGTTTTGCACGAATATGGTCAACTGCGGTTATGACTTCACTCGGAATAGGTTTCGGAACGACGGTTGAAAATTCCCGCCCCGCAATCGGGGAAGGGAAGCCTGTCGCCGTCAGTTTTCAGGGGGCTGTCCCGACTACGGAGCCGAGGCAGTTGCTGGCGGCGTTCGTGCGGGCGCAGTTCACGGAGAATGCGCGGGAGCGCATGGCGGCGGGCGTTGACGCGAAACTGCTGCGGGCGATGGAGATGGCGAAGAGCGAATACTCTGCCGACGAGTGCGCGAGGTTCGAGGGGATGGGCATCCCGCGTGAGTTGTTTTTACCGCTCACGGACACGAAGATGCGGGCGGCGCTGGCGCAGTTGAAAGACATCTTCGCCGCGCCCGGGGATAAGCCCTGGACGTTGCGCCCGTCGCCGATGCCGGAAGTCCCGGCGCGTGTGGTGGCAGAGGGCTATATGCAGGTGCTGATGGAACTGTTCGCGATTTGCGAGGCGGGCGGAAGGATGCCGGGCCCGGGCGAGGTGCGCGACTTCACGGACAGGCGCATGGGCGACATCATCAACCGCAACGCGGAGTGGGCGGACAGGCGCGTGGAACGCATGGAGCGTAAAGTCCACGACCAGATGGTCGAGGGCGGGATGATTGAGGCGTTCAACGATTACACCAACCACGTCTGCCGTTACGGTACGGCTCTGGTGATTGGGCCCGTGCCGTGTGTGCGGATGATGACGGTGGTGCGGGAGTCGAAGGTCGGTACGCCGAAGTACACACGCGAGCCGAAGCGCATCTTGGCGTTCGACGCGGTGAGCCCGTGGGACTGCTTCCCGCAGAAGGGCGCGAGGAAGGCTACGGAAGGAAACCTGTGCGTCCGTGTCCGCTTCACTTCGGATGAGCTTCATTCGTACACGGCGGGGAACGTCGCCAGCGGCAGTGTGCGCGAGGACGGCGTATGGTACGCGGACACGATAAACGCCATCCTCGCACGTTTCCCGTCCGGCGGTGCGGCGATGGATGATGTGCCGTTCGACGGTCGGCGCAAGATGCTGGAGAACGAGACCACGGGCGCGGACAGGTCGGGCAGGGTCGAGGGCATACGGATGTTCGGCAACGTGCGGGGCGAGACGCTGCGCTCATTCGGGATGTTGAAGACACGCGACGGCAAGACCATTGACCCCGGACGGTATTACGAGGTGGACGTTATCACGGTTGCCGACTTTGTTGTCTATTGCAAGATTCTTGACCCGCGCCTCGGGCGGCCTGTGAGCAAGGGCGTGTTCTACGAGATGCCCGGGAGTTGGTGGGGAGATTCGATTGCGGACAAACTTGTGGCGACGCAGAAGATGGTGAATTTAAGCCTCCGCAATCTTGCGACCAACACGTCCATGTGCAGCGGCGCGATGCTGTACGTCAAGGACGCGCACAGGCTCCTGAACTCCGGCCCCGACGCGCTTACGGTTGAGCCGTGGAAGGTGTGGGCGTTCAAGGGCGGGATGTACGGGCAGGGGGATTCGCCGATCGGGACGCTCAATGTGGAGTCGCGCCTTGCGGAGATTCTGGAGGTGTTGAAGTGGGCGAAGGTGCAGGCGGATGAGGACACGGGCATCCCAGCCTACACCTACGGCATGAACGTCGGTGGGGGGGCTGGTCGCACGGCCTCGGGATTGGCGATGCTCACGGAAGCGGCGAGCAGGGGGATGAAGATGGTCATCGGCACAACGGACAGGGATGTGATACGTTCCGTGGTGAAGATGTGTGTCGCGTGGAATATGCTGTTCGACCCTGACGTGTCCATCAAGGGCGATTGCGAGGTGAACCCCTCGGGCGTGATGGGGATGATACTGCGCGAGCAGGAGAGTCAGCGGCGGCGGTCGCTGTTGTCGGTGGTGGTCAACCCCGCCATCATGCCGATAGTCGGGGCGCGTGGGATTGCCGCACTGTTGCGCGAGGAGGTGAAGAACCTCGGCATCAATCCCGACGATGTGGTGAAGAGCAAGGAGGCTCTTGACGACCTCGAGATGCTACAGCAGTTACAGCAGATTGCGGGTGTTGAGCAGAGGATGGCGGAGCAAAGCGCGGGGGATGGGAGTGCTGGGAATTTTGAGAGTGCTGGGAACGCGGTGCCTCCCCAGTATGCCCAGCCTTCGCAGAGTTCCCAGTCACCGGCTTACCGCCGCGCCGCGAGGATTCAGGCAGACCCCGTGGCGGCGGGGATGGGCGGCGTCCGCGAAAGGGGGGGCGTGGCATGATGACGGACATCGGGACGCGGGAGCATTATCAGGCGTTGGACATCCTTGCGAGGACGGGCGCGTTCCCGATGTTCAGGGCGTGGGTGGAGAGGAGCATCGCGGAGATTCGGCGGGTGACGCGCTTCTCGGTGGGCGAGGAGACGCAGAGGCTCGTCGGCGAGGCGGCGGTGCTGCAGGATTTGTTGGACCACATCGGCGACGCACCCAAGCGTCTGGAGGGCATCGCCAGTGCCGCTCCGGCGCAGGGTATCCGCGTCGGTGAGGTGATTGTATGAAAAGTAAACGGCGCGGAAAACCCCGGCGGTTTCCGGCTTCCGCGCCACGCGCGACACCCCTGTGGCAAGGGCTCGCGGAGGGCAGAACACAATGAGCATAGAACAGAAAAAAGATGACGGACAAGGCAACCCGAACGACGCGGGGGCTTCACTGCGCCTAGGGCAGTTGGAGGCGGATAACGCGGAGTTGCAGAGGCGGCTCCATGCGGAGAGTGTCGAGCAGGGCAGGCTCCGCAAGATGAGCGAGACCATCAAGGAGAAGGACGCTGAGATTGCGCGGCTGACTGCCGAGCTTGCAACGAAGGGTAGCGGTGCGGTCGAGACACCCGCGAGCCTCCGTGAGTTGCTGGGTGAGGACACGGCTCTGGCGGTGGCCTCGCTTGCGGCGCAGGAGGTGCAGAGGCGCGTCGCCCCTGTGCAGGAGGAATTGAGCAGGCGCACCGCCGCAGACAACGCACGCGAGGCGCAGGACGCTGTGCAACGCGAGAAGATGCTCTTGGCGCGTGTCGAGGCGCGTTTCCCCGGGCTGGTCGGCTTGACCAACGACGGCGGTGAGAATCAGGCGGCGTGGGACAGGTTCGTCCGGCAACGCCCGAACATCCGCAACGTGTGGGCATACGCCGCGCAGACGGGGAACGACACGGAATTGACCGAGTACCTTCTGAGGTTCTATGACGAGTTGGGTGTCAGCCCGCCGGAGGGGGGCAACGCCCAGCCCACTCCGCGCATGAGCACGGGCGGTAGCGATGGCCACGGCGTGAGGCAGCAGAAGACCGTCACCGCGTCCGAAGTCAAGTCCGTGATGGACAGGGCGCGGGATGATCTGGGCAACGGCGTCATCACGCTGGAACAGTACAAGGCCATCAAGAGCGGCGTTGACGCGGCATACGATGAGGGCCGCGTCGTGCCGGGGTAGGAGAGACGCGCGTAAACGCGCTTTGCGGGACTTGCACGTTCCGCATCGCGCGTTGACGCGCGATTTACGAAAGGTTTTTTTATGAGCGTGCGTTTACATGGCGGCGGGGGTGTCAAGCAGGATTATATCCCGGACATCTATTCGCCGAAGGTCAAGGAGCGGCTTCACGACAACTGCGTGCTGCCGCAACTGACGAACAGGGAGTTCCAGGGGGCGTTCAGGAACAAGGGTGACACCATCAAAATCCGCAAGGACCCGAAGATGAACCGGCGCAAGTACGTGAGGGGTGTCCCCCTCGTGTACCAAGACCCGGACGCGGGGAGCGAGAGCCACACGATTTCGAGGGCGGATTACTTCGCTTTCAAAATCGAGAGCATTGACGCAATCCTCTCGGACATCAAAGGGTTTGCGGGGCGGTGGACGGTCGAGGCGGGCAAGCAGATGGCGGAGGGGCGCGAGGTCGAGTTCTTCGACTGGATACCTACGGTGACTGATCTGGCGTACCGCAACTGCGGTAATCAGGCGGGCATCCGCACGGGGTACTATGAGCTTGGCGAGGCGCTTGACCCTGTCAGCGTGTTCGCGACGGAGGCGAAGATGACGGCATCAACAGCCACGCGCAAGAACACGATGATTGACCTCATCACCCACGTTGAGGCCGCGCTGCTGGAGCACAAGGGGAGCCGCGGGTTGCGCCCGTGGATTGTCATCCCGGTGTTCGCGTCGCGGCTCATCCAGACGTCGGAGTTGAAGGCGGCGTTCTTCTCGGGCGACCCGCAGACGTGCCTGCGCAAGTCGTGCATCGCGGTCGGGAAGTTGTCGAACCTCGACATCTACGTCTCGAACCTGCTGCCGATGGCGCAAGACCCTTCGGGGAAATTCGTGTTCACCTGCCCCTTCGGGGACGAGACGGGCATCACCTACGCGGACGAGATTTCCGTCACGGAGATGGGGACGAGCGACCAGTTCGTCGGGACGTGGCACCGCACGGTCGGTGTCTATGATTTCTTCCCGCGCTACCGTGAGCGTTTCGGGACTCTCTGCATCACGAAAGGCGTGTGACGTTATGAAGAATGACACGATGATTCCGTTCAGCACCGGTGTCGCGGGGCTGGAGGGCGATGTGTGCGGCATCGGGCTGGAGGGCCTGCGCGGGGCTTTCGGGCCGTGCCTGAAACAACGCTTCGACCTGACGGGCAGCGTCAAACTGCTCGGCGGTAAAAAGTATGCGGCGATTAAACTGCCGGAGGGTGCTGTGCCGCGAAACATCGTCCTGCACGTCTTGAAGGAGAAGGCGGGCGCGACGCTGAACGTCGGCAAGGCTGTCGCCGGGACAATCACGAACACGGCGTACAAGGCAA